CCCTGCAGCAAATGGTGTCGGTGGTCCATGGAAGACACTTGAATATAAGTTGAGTTATTTAATCGAAGATATTGCAGATACTGCAGGTAACCTTGTTAAGGGTGAAAACGGTGATTTCTTAGATGTCGTTACTGGAAAGTTAGTAACAGCACAATCTTTAACAAATAAACTGCAAAACTTTTTAAGTTCTGTATTTACGCAGGTAGTTGCTGCAATTAGACAGTCTTTATCTAACTTGGCAGATGACCTTTCATTAGTTAATCTTCTTGGTGGTGCTACTGGTGTACCGTATGTTATCTTTACAGCGGTACAGTCTGCAATTACAACTATCTTATCTTCTCTTTGTGCGATTGATTCTCAGATTATTGGTTTTATTAATGATCCAATTGGTTCTCTTCTCGGCATCCTTGAAGGATTCTTAGATTCTGCTATTAGTAAAGCACAAATGGTTCTGCAGGGAGTGCAGGCAGTTATTGATAGTATTGTTTGTAAGGTTCAAGGTATTATTGATAGTATGCTGAAAATTGTAGACACTGTATCTACGATTGTTAAAGGTGTTCAGCAAGCACAAGAAATTATTGACGCATGGAAGAAAGGAAGTCAAATTTTTGAAGATGGTACTGATTTAATTAAGAAAGGAATCAGTAGTATTACTGGCATCATTCAGTTCTTCTTAAAATTCTTTAGCAGTGGATGTAATAGAACTGCTGAAGGTGGTGAAGATACTGTTGGTTGGTTCCCTCTCTTTGGTGTAACACATTGTACAGATTCTGAACTTGCTGCCATTAACAGAATTAGGGGAACACAAAGAGGTAGTTGTGGAAATAATGGCAGCGGCGGAAGTTTAATTGACAATATTATCAATAAGGCAGACCCATATTTAACTGCCGCTAAAACTTTCATGGATGGTTCCTATGAAATGTATGTTGGAACTCCTGGTCGTCAAATGACGATGAAGAAAACTGCCAGTGGGACAACAACAACTTCAGTAAACATTAATAATGCCACAAATGCACAATATCAGTTTGCAAAAGTAGTAAATAATAATCCAAATCTCACCGAAGAACAGAAGCAAGCAAAACTTGCTGCCTACGAAAAAAGAAACACTGGAGGAAAGGGTGATACTGGTAACTTAGTTGCTGACCATACATCATATGCTGGTAACGCTACCGTAGAAGTTCATGGCGATAAATGTGAGCATATTGATGGTAGTAATCCCATTACTGTTGAAGGTGATTATCACTTGAAGATTACTGGCAACTGCCATATTGAAGTTGGTGGTGGTTTCTTCTTCTCTGCAGAAGGTGCTCCTAGAGTTGCTCCTAGCAAAGGACAGAAGAAAGGAAGTAAAGTTCAGAAACATACTATACGATTTGGTTCTGACGTTGACATGAACGTATCTGGTGCTAAATTTGCTCTTCAGAGTTCTGAAATTGAATTTGGTGCTCAAGCACATAAAATTGCTGGTGCTAGTTACGAAAACTCTTGTGCAAACCAGAGTTATGCTGGCGGTGAAGTTATGATTTCTGCCAATAATGCTATTAGTTTCCACTCAGTAACAGAAAACCATGTTGTTAATATGGTTAGTGGGTCTATAGTTTCAGCAAAGGCAGGTATCTTTAACATGGTTAGAGGTTCTATTGATTCTGTTCTGATTCCTGGTAGCGGTGGTTCTGATACTATTCCCAGATACACCGTACAGAATCCATCTGGACCTGTATCTTACACTGCTGGTGCGACTGGTATGAATATTAGTGTTCTTACTGGTGCATATAACCTTAATGTTGCTGCTGGACTGTTTAGAATCGCTGCTAGTGCTGTTGGTACGATTGAAGCGAAGGGTGCTATCAATATAGATACTAAAGGAGTCATGCGTCTTAGTGGAAAGTCAATTTTCTTGAACTGACTTGACAGCACCCCTTGGGTGTGCTAGCATGATGGGGTACTAAGACCCGTTTTGAATGTCCGACACCGTTGCTCATATTTTTGTAAATTTTTCTAAACGGAAAGTTACTGTGGTCGATGATGAAGGATACGAAAAAGATGTTCAGTGGAAATGGGACCAAGAAGGTTCCGAAGGATTTGCAGAAACTGTAGATGCAATTCAAGGCACTGTTGACTCTGACCTTATTACTTATTGCTTTGCTGTAAAATGAATGACCCCATTAGAGTAACTGAAGAAGAGGCGGAAAAATATCTAGAATTCCTCGTGGACATGTGCGACCGAAACCGTTGTGTTTGGCGCATTGAACGTCCTGATGGTAGGGCAGTTATTATGGCTCCCATTCTTCAGTCTGGACCTCCAATTAGCGAAGAGGTTATTGACCAAGTTGAAGAGTTTCGTAAACAATTTATTGGAGGACTAGATGAGCAAAATTCGTGACGCGATTATTGCTGGTGCTCTTTTGGGACTAGCACATGGAATGGTGGCAAAAGCAGAACCTAACATCAAAGGTTATTACACCATGGATGCCCTGGGATGTATGATTCTGCGAGAATGTACCGAAGGTGTAGTAGAAATCAAGAGTGCTAAAGACGTAGGTAACTACTACAAAAAGATGGGAATGATGGACCCAGTGTATACTGAGTTCAATGATATGATGGCAGCGCTGGATAAGATTGGTGTCAAAGTATTCATAGCACCAGAAAAGTATTTCCCTCCTGGTCATCGTGGTGTCTACCATACTGTCAGCAATAACTTCTATCTTAACGCTACACTTGTCAAACGTTATGGCACGCTGATGAGCGTAATGCGTCATGAAGGATGGCACGCTGCACAAGATTGTATGGCGGGTAGTATCAAGAATAGCATGATTGCAATTATTCACAATGAAGATGATGTTCCTAAAATTTGGCGTGAGATTACAGAAAAGACTTATCCAGCATCTGCAGTTCCCTGGGAAGCAGAAGCAATGTGGGCAGGTAAGACTATTGGTATGACACAGAAAGCACTTAAGTCTTGTGCTGCTGGAACTATGTGGACCGACTATGAAATTACTCCACTCACTAGAAAGTGGTTGGAGGAAGAAGGATATATAAAATAATCTGGGGCATTTATGTATGGGACTTTTTGACACCATTCGTTCATCTTTTGACATTGGACCAGGATATCGAAAGAATCTTCAAACAAAAGATTTAGAATGTCTGATGTGTGAATACTGGATTGACCCTGCAGGAAAACTGTATGAGGTTGATTATTCGCACACTCAGGATTTTGTAGAAGATATGCTTGGATACATACCAAACGGTCGTCATGGTAAAGTTCGTCCAATTTACCATACAGGAGTAGTAGAAGTTTATCCAGAAAAATGGGATTGCTATTATGCTCCCTTTCCCTCTTGCCATCTGACCTTTGTTGATGGTATAATTACTAAAGTCAACCACGTCAACAAGCATGAGACCAGAAACCCGTAAATCTATGGAAATGCTGTTCTGTGCTAAGTGGAACTTGCCAAAAGCAGCAAACCATGCTAATCTTACTAACAAGGAAATGAAGATCACCTTCAATGAGTATTGTGCTTTTCATCCTCCCACTTATGGGACGGTGGCGGAATCGGTAGACGCACCAGACTTAAAATCTGTTGGGCAATAGCCCGTGAGAGTTCAAGTCTCTCTCGTCCTATACATAGTCTCGGGATGACTTTAAAAGCGCCCTGGTCGGGAACCCCTTCCCTGAGAGTCTCTGACTCTCTTTTGCCTCCGTAGCTCAGCTGGATAGAGCAACGGTTTTGTAAACCGTAGGTCGTCGGTTCAAGTCCGACCGTGGGCTTCCGCAATCATTTGCGTCGGAAAGATAAACCGAAATGCCGTGATTGCGTCGGGATAGGGGTCCAAACTCTATTCCATTCAGGGGTTCGGCTATACCTCGTCAACAAAATGGCCGCCAGGGGAATTAGCTCAGTTGGTAGAGCACCTGCTTTGCAAGCAGGCTGTCAGGAGTTCGAGTCTCCTATTCTCCATTCGCTATTTGCGAATAGCGAACATATTCCTCTATAGCTCAGTCGGTAGAGCGTCTGACTGTTAATCAGAATGTCCCTGGTTCGAGCCCAGGTGGAGGAGTTAGGGTAGGTGTCCGA